GGATTGGTCGGAAAGAAATCGTGAAGTCGCCAGACTTGGACTCACTATTTTTTCACATGACTAACCCAAGGCGGAAAAAATGAAAGCCAAAACTAAAGAAGAAATCGCGATCGTTCGCATTTTTACTGATGGTTCGGGGCAGCGTCCAGACGGCACTGGATCAGGATATGCGTGGCTTCGTAAAGACACTGGCGAAAAGAAAATCGTACGGCAGAATGGCCTAACCAATAATCAAGCTGAGTATTGGGCTATCGTCTCTGCACTAGAAAAATTACCCTCCGGCACGCACGTCGAAATTCTTACTGATTCAGAAAACACGTGCTATCAGCTTCGGGGAGAACGCCGCGTACGTGACGAACGCCTCGCCGAATTAAACCTGCAAATTCAAAATCTCATCAAAAGAAATAAACTAATAGTGATTTTCACGTGGATTCCTCGCGGCGAAAATGCCGCTGGAAAGTTGATTTGAAATGGTGCCTGAAATTCGATTAATGACGGTGCGAGATGCCGCGAAGTTCTTGGCGGTCTCTGTTTCCACAATCTACGGTTGGGCATGGCAACGGAAATTGCCGTTTGTAAAAGTCGGTCGAGCGCTGCGTTTCGACCGCACCGATCTCGAAGATTTCGTTCGTACCAATCGATTCGAATCGCGTGAGAAATCCTAGCTCAATATGACGGATACGCGCGTAGAATACGCGCGCGGCTGGCAAGGGATAGAACGGAGCCGCAGATGGGTATCTACAAACGAGGTGGCGTTTTCTGGATCGATTTTTACGAGCAAACGCGAAAACGCATTCAGGAATCTTCACACAGTTCCAATTGGCGCGACGCCAATACGCTGTTAACGCTCCGAAAAGCGGAAGTGATACGCGGGGTTTACAAACAACCCGTAAAAATCACTTTCGGAGAGTTCGGCAAGCGCTATATGGAACATGCGAAGACAAATAAGCGGTCGTGGTTGCGGGATCAACAAATGCTTGAGCATCTGGACAATTTTTTCGGCAAGGAACGGCCACTCACTGGACTGACGCCAGTCGAAATCGAGGGCTACAAGGATTATCGACGGGCGAAGGTGTGTGGATCAACCGTTAACCGGGAACTAGCCTTGCTCAAGCGGATGTTTAATCTCGCAATCACGTGGGACTTGTTTCTGGGCGCGAATCCGGTGCGGAAGGTCAAGTTTTTTCGCGAATTCAACACCGGGCTTCGCGTGCTGACTCCGGAAGAGGAAAAGAGTCTTATCCAAAACGCTTCCCCGTATTTACAGGATTTGATTCGCTTCGCTGTTAATACGGGTTTGCGAATCGGAGAAATATTCTCTTTTCGCTGGACCGGCGTCGATTTGAAACGAGGAATTCTGACCGTCTTTTCATCCAAGACCGAAAAAATCCGCGAGGTTCCAATCAATATGGAAACTCGCAAGGTTCTTGAGGCTTGGTGGCTAGGCAAAAAGAACGAGATCGTTTTCTATAATCCAGAAACAGGAAAACCGTTTGTTGATCTGAAGGCCGGATTCGCGCTCGCGTGCCGCAAGGCAAAAATCGAAGGGGTGACGTGGCATACGCTGCGACACACCTTTGCTTCTCGGCTTGTGAATAGTGGTGTTGACATTGTGACGGTGAAAGAGCTCCTGGGGCATTCGAGTATCAGCGTCACGATGCGCTACGCGCACACAAATTTCGAAAGCAAGCGAGCGGCGGTCGAGAAACTCGATGGTTTTGGTGACAATTTGGTGACAGTCCGTCCGAAGATGCACCAAACTAGGGCAGTACTGTCACTAAATCGACGTGCAAGTTACAATGATTGAACAACTTAATTTCGGAGGGGTGGGTGAGTGGTTGAAACCGGCGGTCTTGAAAACCGTTAGGCCCCAAAAGGGTCTCGTGGGTTCGAATCCCACCCCCTCCGCCACTCAGTCTGGGTATATTTCTCTCTCTGTGGTCTTCGGCAAGAAACTTCCGTTTTGCGGCCCAAATGGCCAAACTTTTGTGCGGATAAGCACCTTAGATTTCTTCGGACCGCGACGTGTCGCGCCAGTCGGGCGATTTTTCTCCGGGATATTTCGAGTAGTGCCTTTTCGAAGACCAAACCGAACAACCAGCTTGGATTGATCGCCGCCGCTAGCGTCGCCCGCACTGATTGACTCTATCGTCGGTTCCAACCGAGAGATCTTGTCCCGGGGAAAGTCAGAAATGCTCGACTAGTGAGCGGATTGCGGTAACCAAGTCTCTCCGCTTCTTGCTTATACCATTCGAGCACCCCGTAACACCCTGCGCCCTCCTTGATCCAATCCAACGCCTGTGATGTGGAATCCACCTGATCGTCGTATTTCCCTTTCGGAAATACCGCCAACTCGTGCAGGTATTGCGGTAGCCGTTCTGCTTGGGCAGGAATATATACGAAGCCGTTTTCGATCGTAGAGGTGACCGAGTGCATCCGCATTATTTTTTCCATCTTAGGCTCATACCGAGTGACACCGTGGACTCCGTCTGCCTGCAAATCCTGAATGAGTTGTGTGCCTGACGCCTTGTCTTCAATCAAGATGTTTTTCGCGTTGTGCATCGCACTCTGATGCTTCACAGCTCGCCGAAGGTCTGGATAGTCCAGCCGATTGCGAAATACGTCTCACAGATAGAGCCGTTCTTTGAATTTTCCCCAGGTAGTGCAGACGCTATAGTCGCTCAGTTCTGTGCTCTTGTTGGCGGTATCCCAGCTTTGAACCACGAGCTCGAATTCCTTCGGCAGATCCTCAGGAGTGTAGGTTTTGAACCAGTGAGCCTTGATCATCCCTCCACCCAATGGCGAGGGAGTCTGTTGATACTGGCCCGCGAAATTATATTCTCCTTGAATCTCCCGAATTAGAGCCAGCACCTCAAGGGGCTCGCGCTCCGGATGCAAGGCCTCACCCTCGCGACGTCCGAAGCGCATGTTGCCATAGGGCGTATGGACCACGTGGCTCTCGTCTTGTTCCGCGATAGCAGGAAACTTCAGGAGTCGCCAGCCGCCTTGGCTTACCACGTGGCCGACGAGATCGTCTTCGTGGAGGCGTTGCATGATCAGGATGATGCAGCCCTCACTTTTGTTATTTAGGCGACTGATCAACGTGTGGTCGAACCAATCGTTGACGCTATTGCGTTGAGATTCGGAGAGCGCTTCCTCCGGCTTCAGCGGATCATCTATAACAATGAAATCCGCGCCGCGCCCGGTCAAAATGCCACCCACTGATGTCGATAGTCTAAAGCCCTTCTGAGTAGTCGAGTACTCATTCAGTGCTGGCCTCCGACTCGACAGTCGCGTGACCGCAAACAGCTCCTGATACCATCCGGACATCATCACCGACCGGCAATCCCCCGCGAGCTTGTCGGCCAGGTCTTGGGCATAGCTCGCGCATATGATTTGGGCTGAGGGATTTTGTCCGAGGAGAAAGGCAGGAAACGCAATAGATGCCATGTGCGACTTGAGTGAACGTGGGGGAACATTGATGATGAGGCGCTTCAGTTTTCCCGTACGGCACTCCTCGAGTGCGTCCGCAATGACAGCTATGTGCCAGTTGAACAGGTATTGTGTCTGGTGATTGAGTTCGTAGAAGCTATGTTCGACGAACGACGTGAAATCCGATCGCAAGAGTGCTTTGTATTCATTTCTCGTCATCATGGGTAGAGTCGTCTCCTGACGTCGCAAATTGTTGGATCCTTTTGACCACGCCGCTTATGACCTTCAGGTCATTTTCAGCTAGAACGGACTCCTTTCGCGTTCCGCCAGCCTCTGGCTGAGTAAATGCAGCGAGTGCCGTGAGTTGCCGAATAGCGGCCAGGTCGCCGGACGCGGCCTGATTGACCAGCTGTTTTAGCGCCGCTTCGAGCTTTGGAACTGTCTTGCGGACTCCGTTCTCGTTCACGACAACTCGTTCCTGCAGGGTGCGCCAGAGAACGGTCGCAAGGTTCAAAGCTCCTTTCGGTCTGCCCTTCGGATTCCCGGAAGCGCCCTTCCGAAATCGAGTGTGTTCGGGCGGATTGCCGTAGCCCACTCCTGAGGTGTCCGACTTCTCGGGCTTAATCTCGTCGCCCACTGTTCTCCTCCTCGATGTCATTAAACGTTCGACCCGTCGATTCTTGTGCGGCGCTCTGACCCGTAAACGCTTGCCACCGACGCAGGATCGTGTCGACATACGGCGGTGAGAGCTCTATGCCATAGCACACGCGGCCAACGCGCTCGGCAGCGATCACGGATGTGCCGCTTCCTAAAAACGGATCAAGGACGACGTCTCCGCGTGCGGTGCAGTCCAGGATTGCGTCGGCAACGAGCTCAACCGGTTTGATCGTCGGGTGGAGATGGGACAAGCCTCCTTCCTCTGTAGTTCGAGATAGGCAGTTCACCCGCCGATAATTCCAAACGTTCGTGCGGTAACGGCCATACTGCCCGAGCTGGATGTTGTTGCGGTGCGGTCCCCTGCCAATCTTGAAAACGAACACGAGCTCGTGCTGGCTTCGATACAGCGAACCTTGCCCTCCGCTTTCTTTCACCCAAATGCATAGATTCGCGAGGTCCGCGAAAACCGCGTCAGCTGCCGAAAGTAATTCCTTTGCGTGCCCCCAGTCCATGCACACAAACTGCAGCGCTCCGTCCGCACTGTTGCGCGCCAACTGCTTGAAGATGCTCCGCAGGAATTCGATGAATTCGGCTGAGCTCAGCTCCCCCGAAGCAACAGCGAATTCCGGATGGTGAATCTTCCCGAATCCAGTGACGTAGCCATCGATGGGATCGTTGTAGGGTGGATCTGCAAACACCATCTCCGCGCGTCGACCTTGCATCAGAGCCAAAAAGGTAGAGTTGTTTCGAGCGTCGCCGCAGTAAACCCGGTGGCGGTCCAGAATCCAGCAGTCACCATCTCGCGTGACTCGGGGTTTTGCTTCGGAGTCAGGGATCGCGTCAGCGGGGTCAACCTTACCGGGACTGGCCGGGACGACATTTTCAATTATCAGGTCGATCTCACTTGTCTCGAAGCCTGTGTCCTCTAAACTGAAGTCGATTTCAGCTTCCGAGAGTATTTTCAGTTGCTCACCGAGCATTCGGACGTTCCATTCGGAGTTCTCGGTCAACCGGTTGTCAGCAATCATGAATGCTCTTGCTTGGTGTTCGGAGAGATGCTCCAGCCGAATAGTGGGTACTTCCGTCATACCGAGAAGCTGGCACGCATGGACGCGACCGTGGCCAGCGATCACACACAATTGAGCGTCGACCAGGACAGGGACATTGAAGCCGAAACTCTCAATGCTCCTCGCCAGTTGACGGATCTGCTTCCTGTCGTGAACGCGGGGATTTTGCGGATCAAGCCGAAGAGATGTTGTCGGCAGATACTCGATAGAGAGAGTTCGTTGAGCCATGGGCTGTCCGTCCTTTCAATGGGCCACGACTCATTGTGTTCACACTTTCTTTGCACGTACCATGTGGATTTGAGTCCAAAAAATTCTGCGGGGACTTGGCGATATTCTATTTTTCTGGAGCCTTACGGTTGTGGCGGGGGTATACAGGTCGCTCGGCGATGCTCATCGTGATTACGTCGCGGCTGCGCGGCCAATCCTCGGCCTCGGGGAGGGGAACCGTAAGCCCTTTCTCTCCATCAAGATGGGCTATCTGTTCCTGGATCCAACGGCGCTCTTCTAAGTCGGCATCGCTGAGAGTAGATTTGTTGAAGACGAGAACCCAATGACCGTCTTTCGGCCAAAAGATCGCCAGCGACCGCCTCACTTCAGATTTCGAAATCGGCATATCCGGACATCGTTGCCTTACGAAAGCAGCCGCCTCGGTGATCGCGCTGCTGTGCTTCATGCCTCTCTTTCTCGATTCATGGTATTCAGCCAGCGCCATCGCTGAGCGCATAAAACGCCAAGCCGGCAGAGTTTGAGGATCCTTACGAGGGCGTCCTGGCCGTCTCTTTTCCATTTGTATGGCTCCTTCCACCAAACCCTAGCTTGACTTTGCGTCCCCGGCAAGCGGCAATGTGTGGAAGCTGGAGGCAAATCAGAATGGATAATCACGTTACGTGCCAGATCTCCGAGCTGCGATGCATGTCCCGCTCACAGCTCCTCGATCTCTGGCACAAAGTCTTCAGGAAGGTCGCTCCCGCTGGAATCCGCCGAGAGATCCTTATCCCATTCCTGGCGTACAAGATTCAGGAAAACGCATATGGTGGCCTTAACCCCGCGGTTCGTGCACAGCTTCGACGGATCGCGAAAAGTCCTGAGGGCAATCCGACCGCTCCGCTCGGCCGCTCACGAATCAAGCCCGGGACTCGCATTCTTCGCCAATGGCGAGGCGAGACGCACGAAGTTTTCGTGACTGATTCCGGTTACACGTATCGTGGCGTGAGCTATCGCAGCCTCTCTCAAATCGCCCGCCGTGTGACTGGGACTCGATGGTCTGGGCCTGCTTTTTTTGGTCTCAAGACCATGAAATCAGACAGACACCATGACTCAGCCTAACGTTTCTTGCGCGATCTATACGCGAAAATCCTCGGAGGAAGGTCTTGAACAGTCGTTTAATTCTCTGGAGGCGCAGCGCGAGGCCTGTCGCGCTTTCGTTCTCAGTCAAAAGCACGAAGGTTGGAGTGCTCTCTCTGATCATTACGACGACGGCGGATTCTCGGGCGGTACGTTGGAACGACCCGCGTTGAAACGACTGCTTGGCGATGTTCAAGCGGGGAAAATCCAAACGATTGTTGTTTATAAGGTCGACCGCCTCACACGGTCTCTCACCGACTTCGCTAAGATCATCGATATCCTTGACTCGCACAAAGTCAGTTTCGTCTCCGTGACCCAGCAGTTCAACACTACATCTTCAATGGGAAGGCTCACGCTAAACGTTTTGCTCTCGTTCGCGCAATTTGAACGCGAAATCACCGGCGAGAGAATTCGCGATAAATTTGCCGCCTCGAAGAAAAAGGGTATGTGGATGGGTGGCTTCGTTCCTCTCGGCTACAACTGCATCGACAGAAAACTGGTCGTGAATCGCGCTGAGGCGAATCTAGTGTGTGAGATCTTTCGCCAGTACCTGCGGCTCGGATGTGTGAAAAGGCTGAAGGAATACTTGGATCGCAAGCAGTCTCGCAGCAAGGTCCGAATCGGGACTGAGGGACGCAGATCGGGCGGCACGGCATTCTCAAGGGGCGCTCTCTATCATCTGCTGAACAACCGAATCTACATCGGGGAGATCTCGCACCGCGGCCAGCACTATCGAGGTCAACATCAGGCAATCATTCAGAGATCCATGTGGGATCAAGTCGCCGGTCGTCTGCGGTCCAACAATCAGTCCCATCGCTCCGGCAAGTCCAAATCGTCGCCGAGCCTGTTGAGCGGCAGAGTTTTCGATACGAACGGAATCCGCTTCACGCCGACCCACACCGTAAAGGATGGCAAACGCTACCGCTACTACACATCCCAAGCAGTGATCAACCACTCGGGCTCCAAGCCTATGCTCAACCGGGTCCCTGCTCAGGAGCTCGAGCAGATTGTGAGATCGCAGGTGCACTCACTCCTCAGCGACCCTGCCAAATGGACGTCGGGAATCGAGGACGTTTCGAGACGCGAAACTGCCTTAGAGCGTGCACGGGAACTGGCTAGGACGTGGCCGAAGATTGACGCCGATGAACAGGATAAATTCGTCAGAAAGGTCCTCACTCGAATCGTTCTCGGCGGCACAACGGCAGCGATCGAGATTGACCACGTCAATCTGATAGCGACGTTGCTCGGGGACAAGCCCGAAGTGCGTCGCGACTTACGCGCACGAAAGCCGAACGTCCTGAAGCTCGCCTGCGCTTTTGAGACCCTCCGCCGAGGAGGTCAGATTCAACTGAGTACGCCTGCCGTTGATTCAGGGGACCGGCAACCCACGACGTCTCTGGTAAAGGCGATGGCACGCGCGCGCGTTTGGTACGAACAAATTGTGAACGGCGAGATCTCGACCGTTTGCGACCTCGCGCTAAAGTGGAAGCTGCCTCGCCGCTATGTCAGGCGAATATTGAATTGCGCAATTCTGTCCCCGAAAATTACCGAAGCGTTTTTGACAGGCCGACATAGGCGCAACCTCACGCTGAATGAGACCCTGAAGAGCGTGTCACACGACTGGCGGAAGCAGGAAGAACGAATCCTTCGCTAACCAGCAGCAACTGCCCATTTCTGATCCATCTCTCTTCAATCGGCCTTGACCAGAAAGCTCCGTTTTGGGGCAAGAGGAACTTAGAATTTCTGGCCCGCAAATCCAGACACTTACGAGGCGGATCGCAGACGGGTTTTTGGGCATGGCCGGCGCATCAAATGGTCGGGTGGCCGGTGTCGGTAACCGAATGAAAACACAGGATCGATGCTTCTCGATTTCCCCTGTATAAAAACTTTACACTTGGATTAAAAAAAACGAGCTCCTATCACGATCACTGATGTAAAAGGGGCGGCCTGCCGTTCCGCTACTTCCCTGCCCAAACTTATCTCTTGCGATTATTATCATAGCGATCTTTTAGGAGCAGGAGAGATTTTGAGAAGCACCACTCATTGATTTTCTGACCTTCGTGCTAGACTCCGACGCGCATCTTCGAGGAGCGTCCGACCTCCTCCTGGCCGTCCGCGCTTCCACGCTGGAATAATCTCGCTTGATCTCCAGAACCCATCAAATCCCCGGTTACCCCACCCCGCTTAAACCCGCCGTTCCTGCTAATTACACGCGCTCAGAGTGGCTTTTACGCAGAATTCGGCCCGGATATGCAGGAATATTGATATTAGCGGAGGGTTTCGGTGTTTCTTGGCCTGTCTAGATTAAGGCCGGGAATCACGGTTTCTTC